TGGCAATCTGAATTTGTCTAAAGCGTTTAACATCTCTTTTTTCCCTTTTGCGTTTCTTAACCTATCAAAGTCTTTTTTTGTTGGTTTACTATTATTAAAAATAACCTGATTAGCGTCTATACATTTATATTCTTTTTTGTTATTACTCATTTTATTGCTCCATTGTTATCTATCCAAAATTCAGTGCCATTGGGTAAACGATTTACATCTAGCCAATCCCTTGCTTTTTGCTTTAAATCTTTTATGCTTGATACATTAAAAAACTCAGTAGCATATGCATCACCTTTAAACATTGCAAAACCATTTTTATATGCTTTTTTGTTATTACTCATTTTATAGCCTCCATTTCATTAACCAGCTCAGTTAACACGTCGTATTTATCCGAACCCAATACGTCCAAGTCAATATATCCCGAGTCAGTTTTTGCACTGCATCGGATATACTCGTCAGCTATGTGACTAGTGCACATAAACTCTAAGCCATTCACAACACTATAAAAATCATGCATTTGTTCCCCGACTATCTCATCAAATATATAAATGTCATCAAACAACAAATAAGCGGTTTCAGTGTAGTTGCCTCGAACGTCGCCAAACCTATGAAACTTGATAGAAACTAAAGCATCGCCGTTTTCTAAATCATAAGTCTTATAATCAAAATCATTGCTTCCCATGCCTCCCCAATTGTAACTATTATCAGCGCTGGTATAATCCAAGTTTTCAATATCATCAACACTTTCAACTTCCAACAAATCACACGCTTTTCTATAGGTAACTTCATAATCAGCAAACGCTTCCACCAAGTCTAGAATATCGACTGTTATATCGTCGTCGCTCCTGGTTGCCAACGTTGTTGGTTGACCAAAGATTTTTACATCAGCGCCTCGCAACGCCTCCAAGTCTTTTTTAATATCTTTTAACATTTAAAATTCTCCTATTATTAATAACAACAACAATCCACCAACTAGCGCCACGAACAACGCGCTCGCTAGTAGTTCCATAAAAACATCTAATAACTTAGTCATTAAAATACCCCTTTCTATATGCGCTATACATTATCCAAAGCCCGTATAAAGCAGAACAAGCCAAGGCAACAACTAAGAGTGCAATAATATTGATTAACATATAACCCAGCCTTGCGCGTCAATGCGTCCTAGTTTAATATCATTCTCCGTTGGTGCTGGTATATGCGATTGTTCCCATGCCCTGCATAGTCCTATTTCAATAGGTAGCATGTCAAACGCCATAACATAAGCGCCAGCATCTCCAACCGTGTTTAGCTCGTATTCAGTTCCAATAGTATCAGCATGCCAAGCGGTAAACTTGTGCGCCTCGCTCCTAGTCATCTCTTGCGTTTCATATGTATTCATTGTCTTTCTCCATGTGTTAGCGTAATTGCTTCTTACATTATAGTCATACTTCTACATATGTAGTAATGTATTTATTAACTAATTCTGTTTACTTATATATACGGTCTTACTTGGTGCGTTGTACCTAAGCCAGCAATGATAATATCATTTAGGTATTGTTGACCAATACAGGGTGCGACGTCGACGACTAATAAAGGGAATACAATGCTCCTGGTATAGTGCTTATATCTATATAGCTGTATAGAGTAATACAAGTCTAGTTAGTTCAAGCTATCCCATCAAGCCACGCTATACAATCATGCAACAAGCCAAGCATTATCTCAGTCATAACAATGTAGCTCTAAATGTAACTCGATAGTTAATGCTTCGATTAATGCTTCAATTAACGTTGCACATACACTCTCACACGTCCCTAGTGCCAACCCTGCAATATGCCTATCATAGCAAAAACGCTATAAAAGGCCATGGCATCAGCATTGCAACGCTTTTCAGACGACCCCCCGCCCACCAAACAGCTACCCGTGCTATATACATAAGGTAGTAGTCACACAGCGGAGGGAAAATACATTATCATTTACCTAAGTAAACAGGAGACCAGTCAAGATGAGTACAGATTTAGTTAGAAACGAGCGTCAGGCAGAGTTTATAAGGCTTTTCGTAGGTTCACAGTGGGCAGGCAACGCTTCTAAGTGTGCTGCTGGAGCAGGATATAGCGAGGATACTGCAAAGCAAAAGGGTTATCAGCTGAAGAGGAAGTTTGCTGATAAGATTCAGCAGGAGACTGTTAGAATGATTGCAGATAGCGCTACACTAGGGCTTGCAGGGGTTTTGGACTTAGCCAAGAATGCAAGTAATGATAGTGTTAGACTGCAGGCTTGTAAGGATTTGCTTGATAGAGCAGGGTTTAACGCTATTAATCAGATAGAGATATCGGGGTTAGATAAGAAGTCAGATGAGGAGTTGAAGGAAGAGTTAGATCGTCTTTTAAACGCCAATGTCATCGATGTGACCCCAGAAAGTTCTACAAGTGTAGAAGATGAGGCTATATTAGCAGAATCTAATAATACTGCTGCATAAGGGATAAGTGACGAGTCTACAGTAGGGAAACACTTTGTTATTAATGTTATTAAAAGGAGAGTAATGAAGCACAAGGTTGAAGATTGTAAAGTTAAGTTAAGAGCTATTCATAAGTTAGCTAGTCAAATTAAGGCTGGCATGAAGGTAGATGATATTGAAAGTCATGTGATTGTAATGTTGGCCGAACAGATTCAATACCATACCGAACTCTTGGTACAGGAAGAAGAATGAACGTTGAAGAAGCATTAAAGATTGCTAAGGAATTGCAATTTAGGAAAGATCATAATAAGCTGAAGTATTACAAGCCGTATGAATATCAGGAGAAATATCATAACGCTATAGCGTCACAGAAACTATTGATGGCTGGTAATCGTATTGGTAAGTCTTTTTGTGGTGCTGCAGAGTTAGCATTTCACTTGACTGGTCTCTACCCTGACTGGTGGAAAGGTAGAAGATGGGATAGACCTATTAGGGCTTGGGCAGGTGGTGCATCGAATGAAACTACTCGTGATATTTGCCAGAAAGAATTGTTCGGGCAGCCAGACGATCCTTATTCTCGTGGTACAGGTGCAATACCTCTTAAACTTATCGGTGATGCTACTAGGAAGCCTGGTGTACCTAATGCACATAACTCTTGTATGGTAAAGCATGTTTCTGGAGGCTGGTCGAGGATCGGTTTTAAAGCTTATGAGATGGGCAGAGAGAAGTGGATGGGTGAGTCACTAGATGTTATCTGGCTAGATGAAGAGCCACCACAAGAAATCTACTCGCAGTCTGTAACTCGTACAGCGGATAAAGGTGGAATGGTTTATATGACATTTACTCCAGAGAGTGGAATGACGGAAACCATCGCTCAATTTATTAATGATTTAAAACCTGGCCAGTATATGCAACAAGCTGGTTGGGATGATGCACCTCACATGACAGATGATGTCAAAGAACAGATTCTAGCAGCACTGCCTCCTCATGAAAGAAAGATGCGTGAACAAGGGATTCCTTCTCTTGGCTCAGGTTTAGTGTTTCCAGTGCCAGAAGATTCTATTAAGTGTGAACCATTTGAGATTCCTTCTCACTTTCCCAGGATTTGTGGCATGGACTATGGTTGGGATCACCCGACAACAGCAATATGGGTTGCATGGGATAGAGATGCAGACATAGCTTATATATATGACTCACATTCTCAGTCTCAAGAAGTGCCAGCAGTGCATGCAGCAGCAATTAATGCTAGACCAAAGTGGATACCAGTCGTATGGCCCAGAGATGGTAGACAAGCAGACAAAGGATCAGGCACTCCATTAGCAGATCAGTATCGTGAATTAGGTGTAAACATGATTAAAGGCAATGGTAGATCATGGGGAGGCTGGTTCACAAACCCTCCTACTCCTGGTCAAAGGGAAGGTTCGGGTGGAGTTTCACTAGAATCTGGGATAATGGACTTGTTAGAAAGGATGAAAACAGGTAGATTGAAGATTTTTTCAACACAAAGTGGTTTGTTCGAGGAGTTAAGAATGTATCATAGAAAGGACGGTCGAATAGTTCCGTTTAAAGATGACTTGATTTCATCAATGAGATATGCGGTTATGTCTCTTCGTCTTGCGAGGATTCATGAAGTATCTCAAAGACAGTATCAAGCTGATAGTGAATTTAGTATTTTTTAAGGAGTAATAATATGGGTGGAGTAGTAAGAGCGGCAACAGGACTAATATTTGGTAAGCCAGACTTGCCAAAACAAGTTGAACAGGTAGCGTTAGCACCAGAAGTGGAAGCAGCGCCAAAGGTAGCTAAGGAAATTGATCCTGGATTCAAGAACTTAAAGAAAAAAGGTAGATACGGTACGGTACTTACTGCAGGCGGTACTTTGGGTAGTCCAGATATTGAAAAGAAATCACTATTAGGTAGTTAATATGGGCAAGAAAAGCGCACCAGCTCCTTTTATCCAACCAGCAGAAGAAACAACTGAAGCGGTAGATAGAAAAGAGCTAGACAGAATCACACGAAGAAAGATTGAGTCAGCTAAAAAAGCATCAGCATCTGTAAAAGATGGTGAAAAAGCACCTCAAGCATCACTATTAGCAGAAAGAGACTACTGGGACAAGAAGGAATCATTGCTTAAAGGATGATAACTCTCGTACCTAATGCAGGACAAGAGGTTACAGACTGGGTAGCAAAGCGTGTAAATGCTACTAATTTTGGCGCAAGCGTCAACTTTGGTATGTATAAAGACGGAGAACTTGTCGGGGGAGTTGTTTTTAGCGAGTATCGTGTAGAAGACATTGTATTTTCAGCAGCGTTTGAAGATAGAGGGTGTCTAACTCGATCAATATTACGCACTCTGTGTGAGTACCCTTTCAGACAACTTAAATGCCATAGAGTTTCCGCATATACTGAAACGGACAACAAAAGGGCGAACGTAATACTCAAAAAGCTCGGTTTTGTTCACGAAGGGACAATGCGAGAAATATCAGAAAATGGGAAGGATGCCAACATATATGGTATGCTTGAACGCGAATGTAAATGGTTAGGAGACTAAAATGGGAAAGAAATCAACACCTTACGTGCCACCAGCACCTGTAGATTACAATGCAGAGTCAAAGGCTCGTGAGAAAGAAAAGGCAGAGGGTGAAAAGTCACTAGCTGAAGAAAAAGGCAAGTTATTAGCTAAAAAGCAATCAGGCAGATATTCACTGTTATTAACAGGTGGAGAAGGTGTTCAAGACGAAGCAGATGTCAAAACACGTTCTTTACTTGGCTCAGGTAAAAAGGCGGTGTAGAGATGGTCGAACAAATATTAAAAAGACTAGAGAGATTAGAGTCAGGCAAGCAGACATGGGAAATTCATTGGCAAGAGATTCTTGACTATGTAATGCCTCGTAAAGCAGAGGTTACAGTTCAGTATGCTAAAGGTTCTAAACGTACCGAGAAGCTATATGATTCGTCAGCAATTCATGCGAACACATTATTAGCTGCATCATTACAAGGAACTTTAACATCAGCATCACTGCCATGGTTTCACTTACGTGTAAGAGACGAGAGTCTTAACCAGAGTAGAGAAGTACAGGTGTGGTTAGAGGACTGTCGTAATAGAATGTACAAAGCATTCAATTCATCTAACTTCAATACAGAGGTTCATGAGTTCTATCTTGATATTTGTTCTATTGGTACATCTTGTATTGAAACAGAAGAAGCTGAGAACGGTTTTAACTTCAGAACACTTCATATCTCAGAGTATTTCATCTCAGAGAATCATCAAGGCAAGATTGATACCTTATATAGGAAGTTTGAATACACTGCTAGACAAGCCAAACAGAAGTGGGGTGATGCAGTAGGTCCTAAAGTGCAAGAAGCATTTGAGAATAACCCTGACAAGAAGTTTACATTCATTCATTGTGTAATGCCTTCAGAAGAGTATAAAAGCAAGAAACAATCTAAACTACCTTTTATAAGTATTCATATAGGTAAAGAAGATAAGAACGTAGTACAAGAAGGTGGTTATAACGAAATGCCATACCTTGTAACTAGATGGTCTAAGGCTTCTGGCGAAGAATACGGTCGTTCACCTGCTTACAACGCTCTACCAGACATCAAAACTCTGAATAAAGCAGTAGAGTTAGGTCTTAAAGCATGGGCTAAAGCTATTGATCCACCACTTCTAGTAGAAGATGACGGTGTAATCGGTAGAGTTAAGACTACACCAGCAGGTATTACTGTTGTTCGTAGAGATGGCGCAATCAAACCTCTTAATACTGGTGCAAGATTTGATGTATCCGATATGAAAGAGACTGAATTACGTGGTGCTATTAAACAAGCATTCTATTCAGATCAGTTAGAGTTACAGAGTGGTCCACAAATGACAGCTACAGAGGTTCAGGTTCGTTATGAATTAATGCAACGTCTATTAGGTCCTACACTTGGTAGATTCCAGACAGAGTTCTTGAATCCGCTTATCGAAAGATGTTTCGCTATCATGCAACGTAATGAAATGTTTGCACCTGCACCAGGATCGTTAGATGGTATTGATATTGATATTGAATACGTTGGTCCTCTAGCCCGTTCTCAGAGAATGGAAGAGGCTACAGCAGTAGAAAGACTATATGAGATGGCTGCTAATCTTGCACAAATCGCTCCAGAGGTTATGGATAACATTGACCATGACGCTGCAATTAGATCAAGAGCTGAATTACTAGGTGTTCCTAAGAACATCATGCGTGATCCAGCAGTAATTGAAGAGAAGCGTAAAGCTGAGATGCAACAACAACAAGAAGCTATGGCTATGCAACAAGCACAACAAGGTGCAGACCTTGCAGCCACAGTAGCACCAGTAGCACAACAGCTTACATCTGAGAATGTTGAAGCTAGTGAAGCTGGTATGGCTCAAATGGTAGAGGCAATGCAATAATGCCTAGAGCTATTGCTAAAATCAAAAGAGATTATGCTGACTGTTTTGGGTCTATATCTGGGGGTAAAGTCCTAGATGACCTTCGCAGGGCATATCAACTACGAGAATCCTATGTAAAAGGTGACTCGTATGAAACCGCGAGGCGAGAGGGTGAAAGAGCTGTCTACCTTCGTATTTTAAATATGTGTAATATAAAAGAAGAGGAATAAAGTTATGAGTGAAGAAATGGTCACGAAAACAACGGATAATGCAGAAGTAGTAGCACCTGTTGAGAGTGGTAACCAAGATTGGAGATCGGGGTTATCAGAGGAATTGAGAGCAGATCCAACGCTTTCAAGTATTAATGATGTCGAGTCTGCAGCAAAAACACTTATTCATCAGCAAAAGATGATGGGCAGTAGAATCCCTATCCCTAAGAATGATGAAGAGATGAACGAGTTATATGCAAAACTTGGTAGACCTGAATCAGCAGATGGTTACGAAGTTGAAGTGCCTCAAGGATATGAACAATACTATCCAGAGGAAATGATGAACTCATTTAAACAAACAGGACATGATCTAGGGTTATCACCTAAACAAATGCAAGGACTAGTCGAATGGCAAAAAGGTTCTGTTGATTATCAAATGAATCAAGAGCAAGTTGCAGGTGATGCAACAGGTGTTCAGACAGAAGAAGTCCTAAGAGAAGAATTTGGTGCTAATTATGATAAAAGTTTATCAGCAGCACAGAGGGCATTAAGAGTGTATGGCACACCAGAGCTACAGCAGAAACTATCTGATCCAAGATTTGGGAATGATCCAGACTTGATTAGACTACTTGCTAATGCTGGTAAAGATATTACGGAGGATTCAGCACAAGGTACTGCTAACAACTCTCTAGTAATGAGTCCACTAGATGCTAAGATGCGTATTGAGCAGATTAACGGAGATAAGTCTAACGCTTACTGGGATGCAACAAGTCCTAAACATCAAGACGCTCAAGAAGAAATGCGACAATTATTTGATAAAGCCTATAATTAGTGGTAAGATAATAATCAAGCGAGGTAAAATTCGCACCAACCGTACATCGCCCTTATGGATAACGATAGGTTAAAGGTGGTTCTTAAACCCGTTTAGTCAGCGTGATAGACAGGACACCCGAAAGGATAATGACCGTTTTTTTGTTTAATAATAAAAGGAGGGCATTATGTCCACTGAAATCACAACTGCTTTTATCGAGCAGTATAAAAGTAATGTGTTGCACCTTGCACAACAAAAAGGTTCACGATTACGCGATACGGTTCGTTACGAATCGGTAACAGGTAAGAATCACTTCTTCGAAAGAATTGGTGCAGTTTCAGCGCAAAAGCGTACTTCACGTCACTCAGATACTCCACGTATGGATACTCCACATTCAAGACGTAGAGTTTCAATGGATGACTACGACTGGGCAGATTTAATCGACCAGGAAGATAAGGTTCGTATGTTAATCACTCCACAGAGCGAGTATGCAATGGCTGGTGCTAATGCAATGGGTCGTGCTATGGATACTGCAATTATTGAAGCTGCAGTTGGTAATGCTTATGGTGGCGTTGCTGGTGGTACTACTATCGCACTTCCTTCTGCACAGAAGATCGTTCATGGTTCAGCAGGTCTAACTGTTACTAAGCTTTTAGAAGCTAAAGAAATCATTGATGGTTCTGACGTAGATGCTGAAGAAGAGCGTTTCTGTATTCTTACTGCGAAGCAAGTTACAGACTTACTTAACTCTACTGAAGTTAAATCTTCTGACTACAACACTGTTAAAGCGTTGGCACAAGGTCAATTAGATTCTTTCTTAGGCTTTAAGTTTGTACGTTCAGAGCGTGTTGGCACAGATACAGATGGCAACCGTCAGGTTACTGTGTACTGTAAATCAGGTCTTGGTCTAGCAATGGGTTCAGAGATTCAAACTCGCATCAGCGAGCGTGATGACAAGAACTATGCTACTCAAGTATTTTTATCAATGACAATCGGTGCTACTCGTGTTGAAGACGAGAAAGTAGTAGAGATTGCGTGTACTGAATAATAGGAGAATATAAATGGCTATTACTACACAAAAAGGTACTCAAGTAACTGGATTTGACGCTTCACCTTCTGTAAGAGAAGATACAGCTGACATTCATGGTCGCTTGAGAATTGCTTACTTCGATCACACTCAGTCTGGCGCTGGTGATGCTACATCTTCTACGGAAGTTGTACGTTTACCTGCTGGTACTGTTCGTGTTCTAGGTGCAATGTGTCGCGTAGATCACAACTGGACTACTGCTAGTGCTACTATGGACATTGGTTGGGATGCTTACACAGATCTTGACGGTGCTGCTGTAGCTGCAGATTCAGATGGTATTGACAACGGTATTGACGTTGATACTACTGGTGAAGTTGCTATGGGTTCTGCATTAACTGCAGGAACTAAGACGTTCACATCGCAAGGTGGCGTATCTATTCGCTTAACAAGTGAAGATACAGCTATTGCTGATGCTGACACAGCTTCTGGTTACGTAGTTTACGTACTAGACTAAAGTAAGAAAAAATGAGGGCTTCCTATAATGGGTTGTCCTCACCACATTCAGGAGAAGAGATATGGCAACAGAGGTTTCCATTTGTTCAAACGCATTACGCAAGCTTGGTGACGATCCAATCACTTCCCTAACTGACGATACAGAGAGAGCAAGACTCTGTAACGCCTTTTATGCTCCAACCAGAGATGCCCTATTAAGGTCACATCCTTGGAACTTTGCTATAGCAAGAGCAGAGTTAAGTAAGCTATCAACAACTCCAGCATTTGATTACACTGCTGAGTTCACCTTACCTACAGATCCTTATTGTCTTAGAGTCCTTCAGATGGACTATCAAGATATTAACTTCAAGGTAGAAGGTCGTAAGCTACTATGTAACGAAGACAGTGCAAAGATTTTATACATTGCTAAAGTTACTGACACAGCGCAATTCGATTCCATGTTCACAGAGTTACTAACTTCGCGTATGTCTGCAGAGTTAGCTTATTCTGTTACAGGTAGTAATACCTTATCTAAGCAGATGTGGGAGTTGTATGACGCTAAGGTTTCAGAATCAAGAAGTATAGATGGTGCAGAAGGTTTTATTGACGGTATAGTTTCAGATACATTTACAAGCTTTAGAGGATAAAATGGCTAGAGTACATCCCTTTCAGTCTAACTTTACAGCTGGGGAGTTAAGTCCTCGTCTTGAAGGACAGATTGACTTTAAGAAATATTTTAACGGTTGCAGTGAGCTAACTAACATGGTGGTATATCCTCATGGTGGTGCTACTCGTAGAGGTGGAACTCACTTCGTTTCAGAGGTTAAAGACTCAACCAAGGAAGTAAGATTAATCCCTTTCGAGTTTAACATAACCCAGTCTTATGTATTAGAGTTTGGCGATCAGTACATTAGATTCTATAAAGACAACGGTCAAATATCTACTACCCCAAATTCTGTACTAGAAGTATTAATGTCAGCTAGTGGTGATAACTATACTACCGTTCCAACAGTAGGATTTACTGGCGGTGGTGGAACTGGCGCTACAGCAACAGCAACTCTAGCAGTAGAGTCTATTACTAAGACAGCATCTGGCGCTGGTTACACAGAAGTGCCTACGATTAAATTCTCAGGTGGTGCTGGTTCTGCAGCTTCAGCAACGTTAGATTTAGCAGTTGATGATTTAACAATCACAGACGGTGGTACAGGTTATTCAATAGCCCCGACTATAGTTATTACTGCTTTAGATGTTGACGACACTGGTTCTGGTGCAACGGCCACATGTACTATCAACGGAGCAGGTAAGATAGACGCAATAACCATTACCAATGCTGGTACAGGTTATACCGAAATTCCAGAGATAACTATTGCAGGCGCTTATGATACACCAGCAGTATTAGACCCAACTATGAAGATAGATACTGTTACACTAACAAACGGTGGTCATGATTACACAACCCCACCTACAGTAACGTTTGAAGGTGGTGACATGTCTACTATTGCAGAAGCAACTATTACAATGGGTGTGGATGCAGTATCAGTAACTGCTATTGGTTCTGGTTATACTTCAGTACCAACAGTAACATTTACAGGTGGAGCAGGCACAGGAGCAACAGCAACTTCTACTGTATCTGGAACAGATGGTATCTATGAGATTACCACGCCATATTTAGAGACAGACTTATTTGAATTACACATCTCGCAATCAGCAGATGTTATGTATATCTGTCATAGCGCACACGCACCAAGAAAGTTAAGTAGAACTGGTCATACGTCATGGTCATTAAGTCAGCCAGACTTTACATGGGCAACTACTTCACCTTGGAATGATGCTAATGGCTATCCAAGAACAGTAACATTCTATGAGCAGAGATTATTCTTTGCAGGTACATCAGCATCTCCACAAACTATCTGGGGTTCTCAAACAGCAGACTATGAGAACTTCGATCAGGGTACTGGTCTTGCAGATCAATCTATGGAATACGCTATTGCTACTAACAGAGTGAATGTTATTAGATGGATGCAACCAAGTAGAGATCTTATTGTTGGTACAGGTGGTGGTGAATTTAAAGTAGGTCGCCCACAAGGTGAGCCTCTAACACCATCTAATGTAATGGTAACTCAGCAGACTACTTATGGAAGTTGGACAATCCCTCCGTTACAAGTAGGTAATTCTATATTATTCGCCCAAAGAGCAAGACGCAAGCTTAGAGAGTTCTCTTATCAGTATCAAGACAACGGGTACATTGCGCCTGATATGACATTGTTAGCAGAACATATTACTTCTGGCTATCTTAAAGATATGGACTATCAGCAAGAGCCAGACTCTATTGTTTGGTCTTGTACAGCAGATGGTAAGCTACTTAGTATGACTTATGAACGTCCAGAAGATGTTGTTGCATGGGCAGGACATGAGGTAGGTGGTACAGACTCTAAAGTAGAAAGCCTAACAGTAATTACAAACACAACTCAAGATCAGTTATGGGTGTTAGTACAAAGAACAATAAACGGTTCATCAGTCAGATACGTTGAGTACCTAGACCCAGATATTAATGTTGACTCTGGTATCACTGGTACTGTATCTACAGCCACAACGTCTGTAAGCGGACTTTCTCACTTAGAAGGGGAAACGGTCAATGTAGTGATAAATGATGCTGTATTCCCTGATAAGACAGTCTCAAGCGGATCTATAACTATATCTGTACCAACAGGTTGGAGTAATGTTGCTATTGAAGTAGGATTAAACTTTACATCTACTTTAAAGACTATGCGTGTTGAGGCAGGTTCTCAAGCAGGAAAGGCTCAAGGACTGAAGAAGAGATGGAATGAAGTTAAGGTTAGATTGCTTAATACAACAGGTGTGAAGATTAATGGAGACCAACTACCATTCAGAACGTCAGCAGATCTAATGAGTGCTGGTGTAGGCTTATTTACAGGTGATAAGAGAGTTACTAATCTTGGTTGGGACAGAGATGGTATTATTGAAATCAAACAAGAACAACCTTTACCATTAACGGTATTGGGTATTCATGGAACACTAACGGTGAGTGATTAATGCAAGCACTAGAGAAAATTGAAGGTGAAAATTCATTGTCTCGTGTAAAGGCTAGAGAAGGTGTTATAAACCTGCAAGAAGCAATAGAGAGTGGCATTGAGTCTGGAGACTTTGAGAAAGACCAATCAACTCTAAAGCATTACTTTGCTCCAGTAGTAGATGAATATGGTTGTGGAACATACGCTAGAGAGATTCACTTACCCAAGGGGTCACTAGTAGTCGGTAAGATACACAGGCACTCACATATCAATATCATCTCTAAAGGAGTGGTATCGGTAGTAACAGAGTATGGCAAGAAGTATTACACAGCTCCCTGTACATTTGTATCAGAGGTCGGCTTAAAAAGAGCGGTTCTGGTAGAGGAAGACACTATCTGGACTACAGTGCATTTAACTCAACATCTTGGTGAAGATAAGTTAGCTGAGATTGAGAGTGAAGTTATCGCTGAGACTTACGAGGAAATTGGTATGATTGCCACAGAGAAAGAGTTGAATAGTTTAGGAGATATATCATGAGTTGGATTGCAGCAGGTATTGCAGGAGCAGCCTCATTAGCTGGTGGAGTAATGGGCGCTCAAGGCGCTATGAAAGCTGGTAAGGCTGGATACAAAGCTGGACAGATCGAATATCATCAAGAATTAGAAAGGTCACATTACGAAGCAAAAGTGTTACAACGTCAGATGTTGGAGCAGATGCACATGCAGATGGCTCAAGCTGGCGGTGCTGGTGTTGCAGCAGGTGTTGGCTCTCCAATGTTGGTAGCCATGAACACTCTAAACGATTTACAAGAAGACCAAGCTCAGATCTATAGAACAGGCGCTAAGAATGCACATAAGCTCTGGGCGGCTGGAGCAGATAAATTTACAGCAGCACAAAGTCAAGCAACAGGCTCTCTACTGTCAGGTATCAGTGGCGCAGCAAGCTCTTATGCTGTTGGAAAAAAAGGATAACACATGGCAATTACGATTAGAGCAAGACAAGGCACACAAATCGGCTACAAAGGTACTTCAGGCGGAAGCTCAGGGTGGATTAATCAAGCTGGTGCTTCGGGGCGAGCTGCATTGAATATGAGTTCTTCAATAACAAGTGCAGCATTACAAATACAAAAAGCGTTTGACGATGACATGGATCAGAGTGAAATCCGTCAACAGGTCCAAGATATGGACTCTGGACTTTCCAAAATGTCACAGAAATGGAATGAGGCTAGATACGACCCTACGTATTTAAGTAATAATGAGAAGGGATTTTGGCAGAAGAGGGAAGAGACGCAATGGGGTGCTGCATGGGAAGAGCTTACCGCTGGTAAAGATGATAAAGCTGTTTCAGAGTTTGGTGTTATTTTTAACGACAAGTTTAATGCAGCTTATGAAAGTGCTGGCGTGTTTGGGAGAAAACAGAGATTTGCTAGACTTTCAGCAAATGACCAAACAAACCATAGTGCCTTTTTAGAAACAATTAAAACAAGCCCTAGCGTACAGCAAAAGCAAGAAGCCTTTGATGGTATTAACAACATGTTCACAGAGGCCCTTTCAGGTTCTGTTGTTCATAGAGATGTTGCCAAGTGGACAAAATTGAATGATAATGCTAAAGCTGATCTGGCATTCTTCTCTGCATACGAGAACGCTTTGGGAGGTTTAGGTTTAGAGGTTAATCCCAACAATATGGAAACTGGATATACAGCAGCGCACTATGACCAGGCAATCATTAACATCAACAATGATGAGTCTATTGGTGAGCCAGATAGGAAAAAATTACGTCAGTTCTTTAAAGATAACTTAGGTCTAAGAATTAAAGCGGAAAAAAGACAAAATAATATAAATCTTGAATCTTTAGAGAAGAGTTTATCGAAGAAGTTCTTAGCTGGTGAGTTGACAATACAAGATGTGGAAGCTGTGAGTGAAGGGCTGCCATCTGGTAGAGATATGTATTGGTTTAATCAGTTAAAAGAAAAAGGTGTATATCACTGGACTCCTCTTTTCCAAGACATAAAAAGAAAAATACAAGATGGTACGGTCGCTAAGATTAACGACGTTACAAAAGACCCGCATGAAGTGGAGAGGCTTGTAAGAGCTGCAGCAAAAAACATGCCAGTAGAGGAAGTGGATAAGCTGATTAAAGCTATTAGCGACAAGAGTAAAAATTCAGAACTATCTCTTTCAATGAACACCGCTACAGATCATGCGAGACGAGTATTCTCTGGGCCATTATCAGGCATGGAAAAATACATGACAGCTGAAGGAAAGCTTAATATTTTTAAAAATAAAATGGCTGCAGCAGATGACAAAGTTACAGCTTTCGACCAGCAGCTAGAGACAATGCTCAAGGAAGGAGAAAAGGCTGGGAAGACGTGGATGAGCATGTTGGATTTTAATAGTCCTGATTACATAGTGGATACTTTAATCAACTCTATCAACGGCACTATGCCAGATGAAAAGCCAGACGACCCTAGCTATATGACACCTACTCAGAAATTCGACGACGATAGGACTACTTTCTGGGAAGACGTTAAAGACTGGTACGGTGGCGATGATGCTAAGGCTGATGTGGTTCTTGACGAAAAAGGCAACGTCATTGAGTCAGGTAAGAACCAAATGATAATCGAATTATATGGACGCAATTCTCATTTCCCAGAAGGGACGACGTATGAATACGCTAAGGCTCTCACTGATGCTAATTACGCAGATGCGTGGCATGGTAACGCTGCTAAAAGAATACAGTTCCCAACAGATCATCCAGGCTATAATCAGTATCCAAACGGAACAGAAACTCCTACCGCGTGGCGAGCTAGACTTAAATTATTAGGACTTAATTAGATGATACCAGCATTTCAGCAGATTCAGGATAGACTAGATTTAAAGGACGCAGGATTTACGGATGATGAGATAAACGCTGATCTTCTTAGGGAGCGTCACAACTTAGCTAAAGCAGGTTTTACAGATGCTGAAATTACAGAAGACACTGGCTACGGAACTGACCACTATCTTAATATTATTGGAAACGCTAATCAGCGAAACCTTTCAACAATTACCCCTTTATCACAATCTGGCTATAGTCCTATTATGGAAGTTGGTGGGCATGAAGGTAAGTTCAACTTCGATATAAAACCAACTATTTCACACCTGACACCAGGACTACATTATCAGTTTGAAGGAACGGATGGTAGAAACTGGAATTATCAAATTGAAAAAGATTATCAAGGTGGTAATTGGCAAGAAGCTGAACACGCTGAAGATAACTACAACAATTACAAAACATGGACTCCATACACTAGAAAGGAAATCCTTAGCCAGATGTGGGAAGGCAATCCAAAGGTTGCAGAATTTATTGATGAATCTGTAACAAATGAAACGCCTTGGGAAGAGGTTAGAGAAGGTCTTGCACAGTTTGACACTTACAGGCAACAGTCTTATACAGATATGAAGCCAGCAGTAAACTTAACTGACGCAGAAATAGAGCAACTTCAAAATTTCATGATTGAGAATAAGAGTCTTGCTATTGCTGGAATGCCTGAGATTGTCATTGGTGACGAGGTAGACGAAGCAACAAAACAAGGGTACGACAAAATTAATGAATGGATTAGACGCTATAAGATTGACCCAGATTTAATGAGTAAGAATTGGAGTATTCCAGAAACTGTTAGGCTAGGTACTAACGGCAGTGTTATTGGTTTAATTAACAATCTGGTTGCATTAAAGTCTGGAGACCCAGATGCCCCTAGGAACATTGCAGAGTTCTTTATTGCGACTCAAGCATACGGACAACAAGACTTCTCCAAGCAAGTAATATTTGACGTTGCCGCTGTAGTATCAGAGCTGCCAGTTATGATTCCAGCTGGTATTGCTGGTGGTATTGCGTGTTCAAAAGTAGGCGCTCATCCAACAGTTATAGGAGCTGCAGCGGCAGGGTGTTCAATGGGCGCTGCGTTTGGTGTTCCTGCTGTAATGCGTACTGCTATGACAGACTTAATGGAGGCTGGAATTGTTGAAAATGACGTTGAGTTTCTTCAAGTTCTTGGACATGCGCTAGAAGAAGGCGGCAAAGAATTTCTAATCGGTCTTGTCACTGGTGAAGTAGGAGCTTTAACACGTTATGCTACAAAGATAATGGGCGTTTCAGGGAAGACTTTTACAGGAAGAACAATAACAAGCGGAGCAACACTAGCAACTGAAACTGCAGCAATGGTTAAAATGGGTGGTTGGATGCACGGTTACACTCCAACTTGGAGTGATTTCGGAAAAACTGCAGCTGTGTTATTAGTGTTGCGAGGCGGTAACAAAACATTCTCATCCACTAAGTCAGGAATTGAAGAGCAGGTTCGTCAGACAGACTGGTACATTCGTAAAAACCTTGCTAAGATGTATAAAGACTACAACATCGACCCTAGAAAGGTAAGAGAAGATATGGAAGCTAATCCTGAATTAGCACAACAACTATCTCAAATACTAAGCAAGAAAGAATTTGTAATGCCAGAGTATTACTTAAATCTTGTTGCACAGATAATGAAGCGTATTGAGCAAGTATCTCGAAGCAATGTGAACGTAAAAGGTGAAGAGATTAAGCTATCTCGCTTCATGGATGTAAAAGAAGGCGAGGCTACAACATTAGAAGTGATGGGTACTAACAAGAAGCCAGGATCGCCACATACAAAGATTACCTTTGAGATGGTGGAAAACGGCAATTGGGTTATTAAAGATTTTGAAGGCGAGCTTAATGCCCAACAGATTATAGCCATTGCTGATTACGCAGAGTCGAAAGGTAGACATATTATTCTAGATGAGAGCTTTGCTGAAGTGTCAAAGATTATTGAGGGTAGGGAAACAGAAGCCAAGCCTTTAGATGAGATTGACATGCAAATTAAGTCATTTATGGAAGAGTCTAAGCAGGGTATAGATGCCTTAAAAGAATTAGGCTTAGAGGATATGGCTGTAGAGGCTGAAACAAATACATATAAATTAATAGAGAGCGCATTCGGTAAGGATTTTGTAGAAACTTATAGAGGCAAGATTGACGAATACGTTAAGAGTCAAGAAACAGTAGAGGCTCAAATAGCAGATCATAAGCGTTTTGTTGAAACAGGATTCCATTACCCAGACTATGTAAGCAAGAATCAAAAGTTAGCAGAGCCTTTAGACCGTATTGATGAGCTAAAGATTCCAGAATACGACAACGAAGTAGGTGAAGTTCTAGTAACTCATCTTGTTGGCAAGACTGATGCTGACGTTATCTCAAGAGAAGGTTTCAACCCAAGAAATGGCTTTTTACTCTTTGGTTCAGACGGATTAGCAGACTCAATGTCTAAGCAACATGACAACCCTAATTTCATACGAACCCAAATAAGATATACAGCGCCATTAGACTTGAGAAAGGTTGCTAAAGATGAAGGTATTGAGCCTGGATATAGATTCTATTCAGAGGACTTTTCATTAGCAATTACTGCTGAACAAAATAGCTTCTCTGGTATAGCAAGCAAAGAAGGTGGCGCTATGATGGTGGAATACTTCCAGCAAACATTAGCAAGAATCTCGCCAAACCACCCTGCAATCTTTACCAAAGATCAAGCTAGGAGTGTTCTCGATATAGCTGACAGTCAATCTCAACTATTGAAGGTTGCTGAAATACTACAAGATAAAGGGTATGACTCAATCATCTTCAAAGCACAAAGAGAAGGTAAAGTTGGTGATGATGCTATATTTGTATTAAAAGCAGAAAACGCTAAAGACATTGCATTTGCTGAACAGACTGCAGCGGGTAAAGAGTTAGCAGTTATTAAAGAAAAAGTAGATGAATATGCTAAAGATAAAGTAGAGACTGGAAAAGAAAATGATGCTAGAGTTGAGTTTGAAGCAAAAGACCGTGAGCCAGGCTACGAAGAAACAGAAGCATCTCGCCCACAATGGACAGAGAAGACAGTTCCTAAAGGTGAAGCGTCTGATGCAGGCTACAACATGGACGTGATTAACGGATCGCAACAGGCTAACAAGATAATGAACATGCCTGCCTTGGTAGAGTTAGTACACTTACTAAGAGATGGAAAACTCCCTTCAGTGCTTGAGAAATTATCAGGTGGCGCTGCTGGCATGTTCAGACATAGAAAAGGCGATGCTGAGAGTGGCAGAATTGAATTACTAGCTGAGATTGCTAAAAACCCACAAGAAGCCGCAGCAACACTTGCACATGAAATTGGTCACATGGTTGATTGGCTATCTGGTGAAAAGAATTATACAATGTCTAGGGGTAATATCCTTGGACGTATTGGCGCTTTAAGCAAGTATGTAAGTCATTACTTAGAGGGTCGTCCAGGTGGACAGAAGCCTTTAACTACTAAAGAAAAGAATAAGTTACGCAGAGATGCTAAAAAGATTCTTGAGTCGGAGATTGAAGTAGCGGTAAAAGACTCTGAAGAGACTGGATTAACGCCACAACAAGTCAAAGATATATTTACTGGCGTAATGCACAAAGGTGAACTTGATCCTGCTATCTGGTTGTTTATTCAGAAGGCTGATAGAAAACTAAAGAAAGATATACTAAGAACTGCCGCTAAGGGTGAAGTATATGCCGAAATTAGAGCGCTAGAGAAGAAAGATAAAGAGTCGCCTTCACAAGACCTTAAAGACAAGATAAAGGCTAAATACGAAGAGATGTTTTACAAGGAAGTAGAGAGACGAGAGCTTCTTAGTAGAGATGTAATTATGGATGAGTTAAAAACTCTGACAGGAATGTGGAGACCTTTTGATGTCAATGCTGATCCAAAATACACAGCATACCGTCATAATACTAAAGAGCTATATGCAGACTTCCTTAGCGCTATATTAACAAACCCACATTTTGCTAAACAGACAGCGCCATCAGCATACAAAGGCTTCTTTAGCTGGTTAGAGAAAAAGCCAGAGTTCTATAAAGCCTATAACAAGGTTCAAGAAGACTTATCTAGCGGCAAATCTTTAGATGTAGCTAGTCAAAGACTAAGAGATGGATTTGATAAAGCAGAAGGAATAGCGCTTGAGGAAGTTAGCACAGCCAAGTCAATTAAAGATGTAGCCCATGGAATAATGAGAGATGTGTACGATAAATACTGGGACTTAATCAAAGATGTAGCTCCGCTTAAAAAGACACTCAAAGATAAAGACAATCCTATCTACAAAGTAGAAGAGTTTCAATACCAAGGCTCTGAGAACGAAGGATTTATGACGGATATGGCCAACTCTGTAATTAAAACCATGGAAAAGAACGGCATTAAGATTAATGATGTTGGTGAATATTTATTCCATCACAGAGTTGTTAATGAGAAGGGTGGTAAAGAGCGTGGCGATATATTTAACCCTAGAGGTTTTGATAAGGAGACCTCTCTTGTAAAGATTAAAGAAATGGAAAAATCAATGCCTAAACTTCCACGGCTTGCTAATGAGTTCTGGGAAGTAAGAAAGGAATGGGTAGTTGATCGTATTGAGCAAACGCACATGTACGATCCAAACTTGGTAGCTAAAATTAAAAATAACAAGGCCTATGTAACCTTTGATGTTGTTGAGTATATGGACAGCAACTATGGCGCTGGCACAAGCGGCAAGATTTTTGGACAGATCGGCACATTAAAAGATGTCGCCAACCCTTTCACAAGAACACTGATTAATGACATGCTGTTAATGAAAGCAACAAGTAGATTCCTTGCTCTGGATAAGGTACTAAGATTCTATGAGGTAGAGTCTAAGACAAATCCTATGATGAGATTTGAACCTGCTGACAAAAAGTACAACGGAAAGCACTGGGAGTTTGAAAATCCTAAAGATAAGGACCTTGCGTTAATCGAGATAATGAGAAACGGAAAGATGGAAGGATATTATCTAGATAAATACGTGGTCAGATCATTTAAAGAAGGACACTTAGATGGTGAGGCGATGGTTACATTTATGCGTGCTATGAATACACCTTTTAGAAAAGTATTTACAGAATTGAACTATGGCTTCTGGATGTTCAACGTATGGCGTGACTATAAGCGTCTAGTTAGAAATATACCATCTAGCGGACCGATAGTTAAAAGCGTACCATACTTAAAGTTTGTACAGATGTTAGGCTCTTATACCAAAGGTATTGTTCCTGCATTTAAGGGTACATACGGTATTCCTGACGCAATCATGAAAGAGATGTACAAGAATAATGAGTTGATCTCTATCGAGAATAGATGGGGTGATAACAAGTTTGATCGTGAACATGAAAGAATGCTGAAGCGTTGGCATCAAATTCCTCATAAGTGGGACAACCAGGTGACAAAACCTCTTCAGTGGTTATGGAGACAATGGCACAATATTGGACAATCTTTAGAAAGAATCCCTAAAGTTGCTGGACATATCTATTTGAAAAAGCATCATCCTGGAATGACTCCTGAAGAGCGTGGACATATCATTAGAGCGCAAGTTGGTTCTCCAGCATTCCTTCGCCAAGGAAGGTGGACTCCTGCTACAAACAACCTATTTATGTTCTCAAACGCTATGAAAGAAGGTTGGCGTGGTGATATTGAGGTAATGAAAGAAAGACCAGTAGAGTTTTTCTACAACGTATTTCAATATAATATGATGCCAAAGTTTATTATGGCAAGTATGTTGGCAGGTGATTGGGGTGACGAGAATATGACGATCATGCAGGCCGTATCTGAATATGATAAAGCTAACTACATAATCATTCCTGTAGGTTTAACCGAAAAAGGGAAGGCTGTGTACTTTAGAATTCCACAAGATGAGACAGGAAGATTCTTTGGTGGCATAACATGGAAGGGCGTAACCCAGATAATGGGAGATAAAGATGCTGAAATGTCAGAGTGGCTCTCTTATGGTGCTGGACAGATACCGTCTATGTCTCCTTATTATTCTTTAATTTCAAAGATAGGGCAATACAATATAGATCAAAATCCTTATGATGACTTCAGAAATGGTCCAGCTATAACTAAGATGAAGTGGGATGCTGGTGGCGATTATCGTAGCAATGCTTTCTTAGGGCATGTTTGGGATTCTTCTGGCGGTAAGATTGTTATGTCTGCTAGAGGTAGGTTCTCAGATGATGTAAAGGAGATTGAGTCAGACTTGATGTCGTATTTAACAGATCCGTCGTTAGAAAACGTAGAGGGGTTTGTTAAAGCCCCAGGTATTGAAAACTTGATTGGTAGATTCATCAAGGTATCAGATCAAGGTGTGCATGAATATTTAGACCTTAAAGATGTAAGACAAAAGTCAGCAGAACAGTCTATCTTAACTATGCAGTACCTGCAAAATGTTATGAAAGATAAGAACTATGAGGGAACTCAAGAAGAGATAGAGGCCGTAATAGCAAAAGAGAAAGGCTTAGGTGTTAGGATTCGGAATATTATAGTCAGGGATAATTATAACGCATTCTTACAAGAGTTCATTAATGCGCCAAGTGAGGCGGGTAGATTGCACATACTTAAAAAGATACAAGAAGCTGCAGATGAGGGCAACATAAGCGCCAAAGAAATTCTACAAAATACAGGCAAATAATTTTGTTATAATCGAGAACAATTAGAGGAACACTATGACAGTAGCAAGCACAACAAATAAAGTAAGTTATACAGCAACAGCATCACAAACAACATTTGCATATACATTCAAGATATTTGCAGATGCGGATTTGAAGGTGTACGTGAATGATGTATTGAAGACCTTAACCACAGATTACACAGTAACTAATGCTGGTGTGACTGGTGGAGGTAATGTTATCTTTGGCACAGGTAGAACAGCCTCTGAGATTATCACTATAGAGCGTGTTATTACAGCTACGCAACTTACCGACTATGTAGAGAATGATCCCTTTGCTGCCGAAACTCATGAGAACGCTTTAGACAAGCTAACCATGCTTGCACAGCAGAACGAGAGTGCAGCTAACAACTCAGTTAGAGCGCCTACTACAGATGTAAATCCTAATATGTTGCTGGATAAGGCTGCTACTAGAGCTACTAAAATGATGGGCTTTGATAGTAACGGTGATGTTGCTGTATCAGGCTCAACTATGACTGATATTGATGCTTCAGTGGCCGCTGCGTTTGCAGGTGGTGTATTAGCTTCATCATATCAATTCACTGGAACAGGCTCTCAAGTTGCCTTCACCATAACAGGTGGTGTTACTGCTATTCCTAACGCACAGGCTTTGATTATCACTATTGATGGTGTAACTCAACATACAGACACATACACGACTGCCGCTGCTGTAGTTACATTCAGCACTGCACCACCACTTAATGCAGATATTCAAATACGATACAATGCTTATCTTGGTACAGCTACAGACGCAGCGAGTGCTACCTATAACCAAGGTGGAACAGGTGCTTCTAGTAGAACAGTAGAGAACAAGCTACAAGAGTCAGTATCAGTTAAAGACTTCGGTGCTGTGGGTGACTATTTTCTCGCTGATGGAAGTGTTAATCCTTCACCAACTGATGACACAGCAGCAATGCAGGCTGCAGTGGATTATTGTATAGCGAATGAGAAGAACCTGATAGTTAGTGGCTCTCTTTACCTAACAGCATCTATCAATATAGACAGAGCGATTGGTGGTACATATTATCTAACTAACTTTAGGATAACAGGTGTTGACTCTAATTCAGGTTTTGGTGTAAACACAGCTATCGTTATGTTCTCTGCCACTTCCTTCGCTGGTACTTCAGCGGTATCTGATGCAGTAACTTTTGACACTATTCATTTTGAAGTAGCTAGTGCGGCAACAGCAGCCTATGTTGTAGATGGTGCATATATAAGGATGCAGTTCCAGTCTTGTAGGTTTATGAGAATTAAGGGTATGTCGGCTTTAAGCTGTAACACCTTCTCACATTACTTTGATAGCTGTCATATGTATGGCTGGACTGGTATATTCTACAAACACTCATACACATCTTCAAACGATATTTCTTTCTCTGGTTGCTATGTTAATTCTGGCGTGGATTTTGTTGATATAGGACACGCACAAGGATTTAGGTTTACTGATAACGCTATTGAGGCTTGTACAGGTACTCCTGTTTCCCTGAAAGGCACTAGAGGTGCAGAAGTTACAGGTAACTACTTTGAAGCGAACTCTCTAACAACAGGTTCATATTATGTTGACTTCCAAGGTAGTGGTGGATTGCCAATCGCTGGAGCAGTAGCATCAGGTAATTTGTTTTATCTATCAACTGCTCAAACAAATGATGCCAACTTCTACGCTATGAACTGGTATGGCGCACAAGGTGCAATGTCTTCTGGCAACTGGAGTACAGGAAAATTACATCGTACTACAACCGCAGAAAGAGGGGCATTCAACTCTAAGGGTGATGTTGATAACCAAACTAACGATAGCACAAAATCAATAACTAAAGCTTTATACCCAGTACAAGGTTCTGAGATTCAATTAGTTCAGCCAGCAACCTCTGCAGCCTTCTCACAATACAATATTAAAACCGATGTAGTCACGAAGACATATACAGCAGACTTGTTTAATGCTGCAGCAACTACCGATAGTGAAATTGTATGGCAACAACCAGTGCAATCTTTACTTATTGCAGTATCAATGGTGCTTGATGAGCAATTTGTTGCTTCTGGATTAACAGACTTGAATGTATTAGTAGGTGATTCTAGCGATAACAATGGCGTTCTTCAAGAGGCGATGGATCTGCAGTCGAATACCGTAGCAACAAGATACAAAGGAAGGGGTGTATATTGGGATGGCAGCACAGGAGTAACAGAGCTATATAAAGCTGCTGCTTATGATTGGACTGCTTATGCCACAGCTACAGGTGCAAACCTAGATACACTAACAGCTGGATCAGTCACCTTTTATTTCACATATAGGAGCTTATAATTATGTATAACAACGGAAATTCAAGTAAGAACGTAACAGGTGCATCAGTAGTTGATGGCACTATGGAGAGTGCAGACTTCCCAGATAACGGACTATCGGCAGATAAGATTGATGGTGGTACTTTATCTAATGTAAATGTAGATGACACTACTGCTGCAAATATTATTGCTCAAGTAGATAACAACGAGATTAGTGGTGATAAGATTGATGCTGGTGTTATTTCAAACTTTCAATCAACTGGTATTGATGATAGATTACCAACAGGTAAAGTTTTAACTCTTGGTGATTCTGCCACAACAATTATAAGCGCTCTAACCATTGATAAAGATGAAGGCGCACCAGCTGATTTCCAAACAAACTTAGATATTAAGCGTGGTTGGGATACTGGTGACTCAACAGACAGATATACAGGTCTTGCGTTTACAGACAACAATACAGTACAGGCTGGAATATACGCTAATAGATTAGCTTCACACGTAAACTATAAAAGTGATTTGGCTTTCTATGTAAATGCAGGGTCTTCTAGTGTTACACCAAGTGTTGCGCTAACTAAAGTAATGACTATTAGGTCAGGTGGCTCGGTTAATATCGGCAGAACAGATGGAGTTTATGGGTTTGACCTTCAAGCAACTGGCACTGCAATGCGTACAAATAGAGACGGTTCGGATGGTCAGGTACACGTATTCTCAAGAAGTGATACACAAGTCGGCTCAATCACAGTGACTACTTCTGCAACTTCTTTTAACACATCATCAGACTACCGCTTAAAAGAGAATGTAGTACCAATGGCTGGCTCTATTGATAGACTTAAAGCACTTAAACCAAGTAGATTTAACTTTATCTCAAATGCTGAAACTACAGTAGATGGCTTCCTTGCTCACGAGGCTGGTGAAGTAGTACCAGAGTGTGTTACGGGTACTAAAGATGCTATGAAGACTGAGGAATACGAGGTAACACCAGCAATTGAGGCTACTTATGATGAAAATGGTAACGAAGTAACACCATCAGTAGAAGCTGTTATGGGAACAAGAGAAGTTGAGGACTACCAAGCAATTGATCAGTCTAAACTTGTGCCACTATTAGTATCAGCATTACAAGAAGCAATAGCAAGAATTGAAACATTGGAGAACGCATAATGGCTTTAACTAAAGCGCACAATAGAATGATAGAAGGGGCATCAGTCAGTGTGAAAGACTTTGGTGCTAAATGGGATGGCACTACAGATGATACCGTGGCAGTACAGGCGTGTATAGATTACGCTGGTGCAAACGGATGTAGAGTTACCCTTCCTTCAGGCACTGGTTGTTTTTCAGGTGTAAATATTAATACTACTTATCACGGAATAAGCATAACAGGCGCAGGAAGAGGTAGGCCAGGTAATGCTGGTGGTGTAACCTATGTAAAGAATAATGCAACAACCCCTATGTTTCAAACATCAGGAGGCGGAACTTTGCCAATGGCTTCTCTGGTTGGGATGTCTTTTAAACAAACAGACACGACTTCAGGTGAGTTTTTTAAAGCCACACAAAGCGTTGACCAGGGAGTTTTCAAAGAACTTGAGTTTGCTCTATTGAATCCAGCAAAGTCGTTTATGCATTTTGATTGTGTATCGCCTACTGATTTATTACTGAGTGGCCACTATGGCTCACCAGCAGCAGGATTTTCACAGTCTCCTTACTATATCAAGAGTAAAGCGCCAGGCTCATACTTTAATAATGTATTTGAGCATTTCTTTATGAACGGAAATAGCACTGCAACTGCACCAATGATGAGAATAAGAGATACTAGTGGTGGTTCGACCAATGGAACTAACACGTTTAGAAATTTAATATTTGAATTACCAGCAACAGGTGGTGCAATTCACGCATCATCTATTAGACACTCTTCTTTTGAAAACATCTTTTGTGATGATAGTACAGCTACACCTACACATCATATTATTCATCTAGATAAAGATGTTACAGCAGGCTCTCAAGAGTCAGCTTACAACACCTTTACAGGGTGCTTCATAAAAGAGGGAGACTCATCCTTTAAAGATATATATGTAGAGTCTGCTGGTCCTGGCACACACACTGTCATTATAGGCAGTGGCATAGATCATATCAATATAGAAGGACCCTCATATGCCTCTATAGAGAGTAAGATAAGTAATGATTATTCAGGGCAAAAGAGATTAGATATATATTCTGGTCAGTTGAAATTACCAACAGCTACAACAAGTATTTTAGCGAAAGCAGTACAAACAGGAGTTACTTCTGTAATAGCCGCTGGTGGCAATGAAGCAATTACGTTCCCTACTGCTTTTTATACAACACCAATTGTAACTGTTAGTCAGAATGGAACAAATAATAAAGGCGGGTCAGCTCAAACATCGGGCGCAAGCACTTTAGGAGTTACAATATACAATCACGGAACATCGTCTTGTTCAATAAACTGGATAGCTGCACAATAATACACAGGAGAATATATTATGGCATTAGAGAAAAACACAAGTTACAAAGATATAAATGTATCTGGAGCATACTACAAAGTCTGTAGATTTTCTGGAGAGAAAACTTCATTAACATTTACAGTTGAGGCACGCTCAAGCAATGAATCAGATTCTTTTGAAATTAAGAATTATGATTGTGCTTATAATATTGGTGGAGACAACCCAATCAAACAAGCATATTTACACCTAAAAACTCTTCCAGAGTTTGCAGATGCAACAGACGTATAGGAGTAACAAATGAAAGCATTCAAACAATTAAGAGGCGCACGAGGTGAAGCAACTGGTGCAATTAACACAACAGATACTTACTACGCAGGCGAACTAGCAGCGGCTACTAACCAGTCAGTAACTATCCCAACAGATGGTAATATCTGCGCATTCAGTGCTAATGGTGACTTCTATGTAAGATATGACGGAAGTGCAGCTACAGTACCAACTGGTTCTATTGCAGCATCTACTGTTGATCTTAACCCAGGTGTCAGAGATGTATCAACTGTAACAACATTGAACATCATTGCCCCAGCTACTACTAAGATTACTCTAGCGTTCTACGCATAATGCCATACCTAGAGATAGTCCAGGGTTTATTATTTGTCCTCTTTGCGAGTGGCGGGTATTGGCTATCTCGCTTGGCTTCAGATGTTAAAGCACTGGAAAAGAATATGAACTCATGCCAGACCGATATGCCTTATAAATATGTGCTAAAGGAAGACTTCAAAGATAGTATAGATGATTTGAAGTCAATCATTGTTGCTCAAGGCCAGAAGACAGATCATCTTATTGAGAAGTTATTTGAGAAGATGGAAAACAAGGCGGACAAGTAATGGCACGCACTAACCAAACAGTAAGAGATAGCAGGGGCAGATACCTAAAGCTAACGATACTGAATAAGTTTAAATACTTCTGTAATGCTATGATGACACGCATTGAGCGTTGGACTAAATCCCTTGATTAGTTTGCTTACTAGCCTAGCACCTATCTTAGTAGGATTCTTTGCTAAGTTATTCGCTATGAATCAACAAGCTAAGGCTGATGCTACCACTCAGATGCTAGACATTATGGCTGCTAG